GTCGCGGCGAACGTCACGCCACCATCGGCGAAGTTGGCATACGCCTTCATGCCGAGGAGCGCCTGCGTGGCGCCGCGGTTTTTCACCAGCACATCGCAGCCCGACATGAGGCCCAGCGGGAACCCGGCAGGTACGCGTAAGTTGGCATCGGACAGGAAGGTCGTGATGAGACCTTGCTGTTCCCGAGCCAGGAAGCCCGTCACCGGGCCACTGCCAAAGCTGTTGACAATCGCCGGGGTACCATCCGCATCATCCGGAGCAACGGCCCAGCAGAAGCGGCCAACGATAGCGCCGCTCGGGCCGGCCACGAGACCGCCGGAACCGGCGGTGACGCTGAACCGAGGGTTGGTGCTGTAGAAGTCACCCTCCACCCCGATTGCCGGGGTAAGGGCTACAGAAGTCTGGAAACCTCCAGCCATTTGAATGCCTCCTTACGAAGCGAGGTTGATACGAGCGGCGCCGGGGAACCGCTTCGTCAAATCGTCAGACGATGCAGCATCCATGCCGAGCGAAACAGTGCGAGCCGGTTTGTCGCCGGGCTTCTGGACCATCTTGAGCATGGCCGGGAATGCCGATGGATGAACGCCCTTGGTATCGACGTGAAGGGTGTCGAGAGCGAGCTTGTAGACCGCCTCAGCACTATCCTGCGCGAGGGCAAGATCGCCGATATAGGGGCGAACCGCGATTTCGGCGAGGCGGATATCACGCTGCTGCGCGATGACTTCCTGCCGCGTTTTGGCCGACGCCGTGGCAATCGCCGCGTCCATGGCCTTCTTGTCGATGCCCTTCGGCTTCATAGCTGGACCCCCGCCGTCCGCTTCGAGTTCATCCCTGGCTTCTTTCTCTTTCTGTTCGCGCTTCAGCTTCTCCTCCGGGGTTTCATCCTCAGCCGCCTCATTGGCGTCCATCATCGCGCAGACCTTCTCATAATCTTCCGGCGACAGGAGGCCCTTAAGGACATCCTTGACCTCGGCATTTTCGTCCGGCTCCTCGCCGGCTGCCGGTTCGGCCGCGTTTGGTTCGGTGATCGGGCCCGGCGCCTCGTCAGCCTCAGCCTCTTCCGGCGCACCTTTGCCGGCCAGCATGTCCAGCAGCTTGATCGCCACGTCATCCGGCCCAGCAGGACCGCCAGGAGCCGCCAAGGCATCCTTGCCCCACTTGTCTTTGGGCACCGCGACGGCGGCATCCTTGGCGCCCCTCCAGATCGCCGGGAGACGCGCCTTGAAGTTCGCGGCCGTCACGCCGGCGAGGATGGGCTTGAAATTCGGCATCGCATCGAATGCGAGACCGCGGCCGACGAAGTAAGTGCACAGCGCCCCCTCGGTACGGGTCGCCGTGCGGGAGAGCACCATGCTCTTTGCCACGTTGATATCCTTTCGGGTTTCAGGGATTGCAGAATCACCGACAACAACATCGGGTCCGGTGCGACCCTTTTTCACAAGGCAAATATGGTTTCCTGACGTGACGTACATAGAACCGTCGAAATGCTCCCCCTCGTGGGTTCCAGGAACCATTTTCGCTTTGAAGGTATATGCTGGACTCAGTTCTTTCTGAGTTTCGTTTTCGATTGCGTCGATTCCGTCCTTCGACCAGATTATCAACTCGTTGTCGAGATACGGAGTGTTGAACTCGGCATTCGTTCCCGTGGTGCCGACAACATCATCCTTCTGCGGATCATCGGCGCTGACCGGAATGTGGCGGATGAGCACCTGAATTCCGTTCCACGTCGGGACGGACTCGGCAAGAGCCTTCGGGTCGCGCAGCAGTTGGAACATCTGATCCGGCGGCAGCTTCGTCCATCCTGGCTCATCCTGCATCGCCGCGTTGATCTCTGAGCCAAGGTATCCGCAGATATTGCTCTTTGAAATATGCGCGTTTGCGATATGAAGCCGGCCGGCATCGTCGTAAGTCCGGTTCTTCACGGCCTCGGCGTCCAGCGCCAGCGCGGCATCCTGCGCGGGAACGGCATGGACAAGCTCCACATCCGCCGCGCCGAGTATCTTCCGCTTGATGTGCTCGTAAAGCGTCCGCAGTTGCGCGGCGAGGCCCGGCTTCCCGGCTGCCGTCGCGGCTTCGATCTTCGCGTTCAGCGCGTCGAGTTCCTGGCTTTCGGCGTCGGCACCCACGAATTCCTTCCCGACCTTCTCCGGAATTCCGAGCGTCGAATGACCGTTTGCCGCCGCGTACATGGCCCTGCGCTGCGCCTCACTGACTGCTGGCATGCTCGCGACCTCCTATTCCAACCGGACTTCGACGGCAGTTAACCGCCCGCGATGTTCGCCAACCACGAAACTGACACGCTGCCCAGAAACCACTTTGAGTAGGTTGACGCCCTTCAACGCGCGGAAATGGACGAACAAATCCGGTTGATCCATTTCCTCAATGCGCTGCGATGGAGTGATAAAACCATACCCGCGTTCCGGATCGAACCACTTGATTGTGCCGATATGTCGAATTTCTACTTTACGTTCAACGACTTCCAGCATTAGTCTATCTCCATCTCAACGGCATCCTGAATGATCAGGTCAATATCCGTCTCATCCAGGTCGAAGCCGATCTCGCAAAGCTGGGCGAAGCACTCCAGGACAAAGGGCAGCCAGGGCGCCAGCACGACGCGAATTTGCATGTTGACTTTTGTCCGAAAGCGTGGGCACATGGGACGCATGGACACGAAAGGCATAGTAGAATGAACGAGATGGTTGAGAGAATCGCGCGGGCGTTGTGCCGAGATCGTGTGGTAAGAATTTTTGCAGAAGCAGAATCCAGGACCGATAACATTAAAATCGGCCAATACCCACTCTTAACGGAATTCATTGAGGACTACTGGAAAGACTACATTTTTTCTGCCAAGGCCGCGCTTGCCGCCATACGGGAACCTACCGAAGCGATGAAGCGGGCAGGTAGCCAAGAACTCGACGCATACGACGATCAGACTAAGCCAGACAATCCTGAAATAGCGGCCGCAATCTACCGCGGCATGATCGATGAGGCTCTCCGATGATCGCCTCCGAAACCTTCAAAATGCGCGCCAGTCCCGAATGGTTGGCGACACTTGATGCCTGGCGCCGACTGCAACCCGATCTACCGTCCCGCGCCGAGGCAGTGCGGAGGCTCGTGGCGGCGGGAATCAACGCAACACCGAAGGAACCCAAGGCATGAACGAGAAGACGATGCGCCTCAGCTTCGGCTTTCCGGATTATCCTCAGTTGAACGATCTGAAACCAATGCCGGCAGACGCCTTTGCTGTCATGACCGATGGCGAGACGACTATCGAGTTGCCAGACGCCGAACCGGACCCGAAAACCGCACCCCACCAATGGCTTGCGTGGCAGGTCAACAAAGCCCTGATGAAACTGCTATCCGATCCGCGCCCGCTCATCACCGGATCGGACGGGAAATTGCATTACGTCGAAGCCGAGGGGCCAAAGCCATGAAAATCTTCGCGGATGCCTTCGTTGCCGGCGTCGCCATCGGCGTCGCCATCGGGTTCGGAATGGTGTTCTCCTATTGGGTGATCGTGGACCTGTTCGGTTTTCATCTCTTGCCGATGATCGGGTGAGGCCATGTTAATCCTTGTCATCATCGTCGGGTTCGCACTCTGCATCGCGCTCAGCCGCGGCGCACTAAAAGTCGTCGGAGGGGCTATCCTTGTGCTCGTGTTCCTGCCGATCACGGCGTTCTTGATGTTCTTTCTCTACGCACTGTTGTCGGCCGACGTCCAAGCCCCTGGACGAGTTGCCGCGACGCCGATGGGGTCCACATGGCACACTCCGGAAGCCGTCTCGCCATCCTCCCAGGCCGATGCCAACGAATGCGCGGGACCGCGCGGAGAGGACATGTGCGCCGCATCATCGCCGGCCGCTAAAGCAATCATCTCCGGATTTAACGCCAGTTCCGGATCACGGAAAGAGACTAGAAGCGATCCGTATCCGGGTTGGGGAAGCCAGGAATCTCCTGCCGAAATGTATAGGAGAGGGGGTAGATAGTCATGCAAAACTTTTGATGATCGAGCGGCTGAAACACCGGCAGTTTATGAGTTGTCCAGGGAGAATGAACTGCTGTTCGTCCGGGTCCCACCACCCTTTCTCTACGTCATATACTTGCTTTTCAGATCCGGCTTTTACGTGGCTCGGCCTCGGTTTCTTGCCACCATGTGAATGGCACCAGATCGCCTCGGTGATCCCCATTTCAAGCTGACGCGCCCGGTTGAGTGCGCCGGTGGCAAGCTCGTTCTGTGACCGGGAAATCAGTTGCGCCCGCCGCTTCGTCACCCCGAAATGCGTCTCCAACTCCTTCGCCAAGCCGCCAACGTCGCGCCCGACCTGAACCGACCTCATGACCGACTGCTCGACCTGCCCGAGATACTGGACGGGGATGCTTTTGATTAGCGCCGTGTTGGCCTTGACGGTGGCGGAAATGATATCCCGCTGCGCCGCCGTCATGCGGAATTCCACTGCGAACCCGGCGTTCTTCAGGATCGCCCGAAGCTGCGCGTCAGATCGCTTCCCCGCCGCCTGGGCGAACCACGCCGCCAACTTCTCCGCGCCATCATCGAAGCGCGAAGTCCAGCGTCGAGCCAGACCCGCCATAGTCTTCCGCAACGTGTCGGCGGCGGCTTCATCCATCGCCAGCGGACCATCGGCGGGGTCCACGTCGGTGATCGCCGGAGTGTTCTTCCGGTAGGCGGCCAGCAGCCAATACACGGTCGATTTGTGCATTTCCTGAATCAGCCGGTCCAGCCGCTTGCGGTATTCCGCGGCCAGGCCGGGGTTGGCGCGCACGCCCGGGAGAACCTTATCGCGACCCTTAGGCATCGGCTCCCGCGTCTGGTTCCTTGGCAGGATCAAACCCGAGCATTTTCACCACATCGGGCGGCGTCTCAATCTGCTCGTCGTCCGGATCGGGATCGTCGGTTTTGCGCCAGTCGGCTGGCTTTCTGTCTGCCGAGCCGAAATGGGCGTCTGGAAAGTCGCTGTAACGCACGTCCGCCCATGCCGGCGGAAGTTTCAGCTTTTCGATATGCGCGGGCAGCGGCGAACCGTTTGCCTGGACGCGCTTGCCATCGACGATCTTGGTTTCCTTGAGTGACGCGCGCGACGTGCTTGACATCCCGGCCGATCCACCGGAGCCGGCGATGAACTTCCCCTCATTATCTCGGTCGTGATCGTTCTCGTTGAACTCCTCGTCCCGAGCCAAAGTATAGACGCGCTCCCCGGCACGATCCGCCGGCCGCGCGGGCCTATCTCGTCCGGGGGCCACCGTCCGCCCGCCACGTTCGGCGCCAGCGGCTTCCCGCGCCTCCCGGACCGGCACTATCGCCGCGGCCAGTTGTCCGGCTGGCGTGCCAAGGTCGAGGCTGGGCGCGGCGTCCTGCTCCGGCTCCTCGCCACCATCGGGCGGCTCCGGCACATCATCCACGTCCAGGTTGGCATACGGGCTGTCAGGATCGGCGGCCAGGCGCTCCCGAACCTCCAGCGGATCGATGACGCCGGACTGCACCAGCACCGCGTCGGTGTCGGCGTCGGTCTTGCGCTTGGTCGAAAGTTCCAGCGCGGTCAGCGCACGCAGCGGCTCGAAGGCGAACGTGATCTCAGGATCGACCTCGCCGAACTCGGAAATTTGAATCAGGCGCAAGACCGTCGTCAAGCCAGGCCGGAAGAAGTTTTCCTGGTAAGCGCCTATAGCCTGCTCGAAAATCTGTATCTCGCCATCAGACGAGGCGTTCAGACCATGCGGCGTCAGTCCCAGCAGCACGATGACGGGGAAACCGCCAGCAAGACAAAGCCTTTCCTCGGCCTGGGCAAGCAATGCGTCAAGCGTGCCGAGCGGAACCGAGACGTTAAAGAATTCCTCGGCCTCCCCAGCCGCGCCCTTCTGCAGAATCATCAGCCCTTTGTTGTCGCGGGTCGCGTTGAACAACTTGAGCCGCTTGAACAACTGATCTCCATCGGCGGCAAGAGATTCCTCCAGTTCCGTTTTGATGCCCATCACCGAAAAAGCGCGGATCAGGTCCGACACGCTGTGCCAATCCCTAATCCAGCTATCGACGTAAGGCTTCATCATCTGCGTCAGCGACAAGCCGCCGAACGCATAGGCTGGCTTCAGGATATCCGGCACCTCACGGGCGACGAAGCGCAACAGCCTAGAAACATGGACTTCCTTACCCTGCACATACCACGTCGTCGGTCGATACCAGTCCTCTTTCAATGGGTCGTTGCTGTCATATTGCGTCGGGTAACACCACACGGCCTCAACGGTACCGAGGCGCTTCAGTTTGTTCCCGCCGAGCTTCTGTGCGCTGATTGCCGTAGTGCCATCACCGATCGGAGTCCGCAGTTCCGCGCGGTCGTTCGCGTCGCAGCAGTCTATGAACAAATGCGACCGACCAAAGAAGCTATCCTGTATTGACAGACGATGGAAAACATCCTTGACATTCAGCCGCTTCATCGCGCCTTCAATGGCGGCGATCTTGTCAGACTTGTCGTCGCCCCCCGTCGATTGTATTTTTATCCACTTCTTCGTGGCATGAATCGCCAGGATTTCTGCCGCACGTCTGTACTCAGTTTGTGTTGAGAGTTGTGCCAAAATTGGGTAGCCCAACCAAGGCAACCCGTCCATCATCGCCATAGAGACGTTCGCGGCGGCCCAATTGATTGGCTGCTGAATGTCAGCATCCATCGCTAGTTTTGTATTCGGCGGCAGAACGCCAGGCGGCGGCACGGCCGGCGCGAACCAATCGACCGAATTGACGGCGGGAGGTTCGCCGCGCCGCCGATCCCGAACGCTCATGCGGGCGAGGACGCTATCCGTGATCTTCGGCTTCGCGGCTAGCTTAGGTGCCGACGCAGAAACGGGGACGGCTTTTCTGGTCAATACCGGCCTCCCGCTGCCATGCGTTCAAGCAATGTGTCACTGATTACCATCGGACCGCGCGTCGCCTTTGAAAACTGGATCATCACAGCGTCGGCAAGGTTCGGCGACGGCGCGCCTTCCGGAGCTTTGTCGATCAAAATCTTACCCACCCCATTGACGCTGTAAGTCGGGCGGGTCAACTCGCCGATCAACCTTTGACGCAATGGAAGGCTTAGTGGAATAGAAACGATATCATCTGGTGGAATATTTGCGTGTTCCACAACGGCCCTGTATGTATTCTGAAACCGCGTCCGAAGAGACCACCACGCCTGAGCCTTGCGATTGGCAAAGTAATCGACGTTTTTTCTGCCCTTAACGTCTTCTCCGGTTGGGTTGAAAACACTCTCTGATCCACGAAACGGCTCAACACCCAGGGCCTTTCGTCTGGTCTCGTTGATCACCCTGGCGTCTCCGCGAGCGCCGGCGCCCAGACCATCTGAATCGAACTTGAAGCGATCATAACCGCGTTCGTCGCAGATTCCGAAAGCTCGCTGCACGGTCTTGAAGATGTCGCCGCCAGCCCCGGACCATTCATCAAGAACTTCGATAAGGACACCGTGGGCGCCACAGAATGCGTTCTTGTCCTTGCCTTCGTCGGCTATATCGAGAGCCCCGGACTTTGCGCCGCTCGGCACGATTCCGAGTTTTACATGGGCATCAACCGCAGCTTGTGCCCACGCTGCCGGGATTAACGCTCCCTCAACCGATGCTGAATAGTCGATATCGACTTCCTGCGCCAGCGTTACCGGATCTAGCTCGGCAACCTGCTTGGCATACCAAGCGTCGTCCTTTCGAGGATCGTCGCGCCAGTGAAAGGTGAATACCTCAATCCGACCGCCAAAACGCTTCTGCGCGAATGGATTGCTGAGCCCGTGCGCCGTTGAAATATCAACCCGGCAGTTGGTAGTTTGAGATAGCGATGCCTCTATGGATTCGGGCCTTTCCAGAAACGCCGCTTCGTCCACGAAGTAGATGCCGGTCGTGTTGCCGCGCCCAATGTTGTCACCAGCTTCGCCGCCCATGTTGGACGATGTTGCTGGGAAGGTGACGCGCATGTGAGGGGCGTGAGCCTTGATGTCCCATCCGCCAGCGAACTCACGAGGGAGGTTCGCCATGAACATACGCGCCTTTTGGAACAGCGACTTCGGGTCACCAATCCGATCAACATATTCTTCTTTTCGGCTGCCGAATCCAATCGACATGCCGTCGTGAAACAGGCAAAGCGTGCAGGCCAGCGCAATCGATAACCACGACATCCCCATCTGCCGGGTTTTCTCAGTGAGCAGCGGGCTTTGGTCCCGCCAGTGCCGAACAACCGTGTCGATCCATTCCACTTGGCGTGGGAACAAGATGAAAGGAATCAACGCCGGCAAACGTTTCTCAACGTTTTTTGGATCGAGAGTTACGCCCCAATCAGTTATAAAATCCGCAGGATGTTCTCGATAAAAGGATTTCAGCGCCGGCAGCGACGCTGGATTGTCCCGAATTCTCCCGAGCGCATCAATGCGGTTACGGAATACTGAAACGTAGTCCGGGTTCTTCCAATCGAAGTTAATATATCCCATGGATTAGCTGCTGATACACTCTTGCCGCCTGCACGGGATCGTCGGTGATGATGCCTACGGTCTGCACCGGGCCGCCATCAGGACCGCTCAGCGTGCTGTTGATTGTCTGCGCTGGCTTTCCGACAACTCTGTCACCAAACTCTCTGGCGGCGGCAATCGACACACTGAGGTCAGCCGGGGCACCTACCGCCAACCCGAGAGCGATCTCATTCAGCCGATCCAGGTGTTTTTCGTGCTGCTCTCGGCGAAGCCTCGATTTCGATTTCTGATCAGCACGATACGCCTGGGCATCGGGGACAGAGTTGGTATGCGCCGGATTGGCGCGAGTGGAAGAATCGGCCGTAAACGGCATAGCGGGGCCTTTCCCTGCGCCCTTCCCTGCGCCCTTCGCGGGGCCGCCAACACCGGGACCATTCCCTTTACGACCACCATATGGCATTGCTGCGCTGCACAAAAACGAAGGATTTCATGGGATTGACTGATATCGTGCGCCCGCACGAAACAACAGCATCTACCTTTTTATAAAATGAAACGGCTGCTGTCAACCCTTATTTTTCGAGCAAATCCACAGATTCCGGCGCCTCTCGGGCGATATTGTTGCCCAGTGCCGAGCGCACGACGACCTGAGCCGATCTTATACGCCCCGGCTTATCCGGCAGTCGCAAGTCGGCATAGAATACAACCAATCGATCAAGCGCCCGAACCAAACGCAGAATTGCCCACTCTGGACTGACGGGAGGGCGCCGTAATGCCGACCACACCTTGGCGCTCATGCCATCCAGCACCATCCCGCGCACGATCGGCCACATGCGTCCGAGAGCCCATTGTGCGGCTCGGCAGTCGTCAAGAGCATCATTCTGCCGGCCGATGGCCTTGAGGACATGCTCGGATATGCCGGATTTCGCCACGCAGCCGACGCGCTCGCCATACAGGCTCGCACCCATACCGACTGATCGCCCCCCCTCCTCCCACGCCCGAAGCAGCCTGTCAGCCGCGACCAGATGCGCCGTCGTGATTTTAGAGCCGCGCCGGTAGAGATGAGCGACGGCGGAGGATTTGATAAATGCCGGGCCATCGGCGCGGACGCGGGCAGCACGATAGATCGATCCATCAGGCATCAGCACCGGCCTGCGATCGGCAGCCGGCACCACGGCTTCCTGGCGCGCTTCCTCGATTCGGTCGCGCTCGGCCATTTCTCGCGCCCGTCGGTTGACGGCGAGGGTGCGACGCTGGTGTTTCCGGGTTTGGCGATCAGTGGGGGGCATTTTTGATCCTATCTGTTTTATCGAACGCATAGCTGGTCGGTTTAGGGGGGAGAATATCCCGTTTGGCTTCGATATTTCTCGGTTCGCATGGAGATCATGGCCGGCTTAACCCATTGATATCTTGTGCTATGTGTTATCGTAGAATAGATCATATGGAAAGTCGAGGAGAAAACCAGTTATTTGTCAATGGTTTAGCTTATCAACGCCGTGCCATGATAGCGGTATCGCGATGTCTGTAAACGCATAGGATATCGAGTATTTTCGCTCTTTCCGGTGATTGCTTATGCGCATCACATTACTAGGGGCCCGGACCCGTTTTCGCATTTACACCCCTCCATGATCAATGGCCTCCTACAGCCCCGTAGAAGCCCGTAGAGGGCGTTGCCATCGCTTCCGGTGCACCCCATACCGGAAATACCGCAGGAGGCCATGCTGCCCCCATAGGCGCGCTGGATGATACCGACCGGTTCAACTCCGCAGATCGCGCCGGCGTCGGATAACGGGCCCATCACGAGCAGCCCCTATCGTGGTTTAGGGGGCAGACTAGGGGATTTTCAGGATCGGCGGAAGAATCCGGCCGAAATTGCCGCGTATTGGCGGACGCCGGCTCCGCCATATCCTCCATCCGTCGGCGCTCCTCCATCCCCGCCTCCGTCAGTCTGTAGCAATTCCGCCGATTTCCAGGCGCCATCGCTACCACCACCAGCTCGGGGTGGAACAGCGTGAGGCTGCCGATCCGCCCCGAGCTGGCGGGCGCTCGGTGCCGGAAGTATCCGATCGGGCGGCGGGCGAGTGCGTCGCGCTCTGTTCTGCCGAACGGTCGCCGCAACGCATCCTACGCATCTTACGCATCTTTTTAGCCTACTTCGCGGGCGAGGTAGGCATAAACGAGGTTCAGTTAATACCCTTTCCAGAATCGCTACCGGCCAAAAGGATGCGTAGATTGCGTAGGTTGCGTTCATCGCCGCACGGCCTCGACAGTGAACGAGCCGCCGTTCTTTGCCTTGTCTGGCGCATAACGCAGGGCGAGCGTCGTGCCTTCGATCAGCACTGGCGCATCCTTCAACGCCTTGAGGCGCCACGTGATCGCTGTCGGGGTTATAATTGGCAGCGGCTTTCCGCTGGCCTGTTCAAGTGCGGCCCTAAATTCGATCGCTTCCTCGGTGGCCTGTCCTGCGAACAGCGCCACGTCGGCGGACCCGAAACCCGCTGCCCAGCGGTCGCGTAACACGTCGAGCACGGTGGCGAGGCTGGATGTCTGTTCTTCGTCCGCCTCGGCGACCAGGAACATGCTGCGGAAACTGATCGCAGCCGGCGGGCATGCGGGACAATCGGCAACGAGGGCCGCGACGCGCTCGGTCGTGTCTTTCGCGTGTAACTCGGCGGCGTGTTCAACTGCCGAGCCGACTAGGTGCCACCAAGCTTTGAAGCGGGTTTCGGCGGTGGCTGGTCTGGCGGCGCGTAGCCTGGGGTTGCCCAGCAGGATCGTGTAGAGCGACGCCAACGCGCGCCCGCGGTTCGCTTCAGTCCAACCGATCGGATCGGCGTGCTTGAACGTCCGGTTCTCCGGGTCCGGCCGGTCCACGGCGAGGCGGACGCAAAGCGAACGCGACGCCAGATCGCCGCGCGGCACGCAATTGTTGCCGGTGAATGCCATCACGGTGAGCGCCGGGACAGTCCGGGTTTGCGACTCGCCCAACACGCGATCGCTGTACGTTTCGGCCGTCAGGGCCTTTTCGATCGAGGGGCAGGATATGGCCGCGCCACGGCTCAGGTTATCCCAACAAAGGAACGGAAGCCCCTCGCCCAAATAGGCGAACAGTGCCTTGCGGCGTTCTTCCTCACTCGTTGACCAGCCGCACGCGGCGGCACGGCGCCCCAGCGTTGCCATCGAAATCATGTGCAGCGCTGTCGTCTTTCCTCCGCCACGCTGCCCGGCAGTGACGAACAGGGCCGGCCGCTCGGGCAAAAGCAGGCGTTCCAAAATCGTCAGAGCGGTGGCGATCAGGATGCACTTGCCTGGATAGTCCGTCGCCACATCGACCAGCCATTCATCGATCAGCCATGACATCGCCGCGGCAACGGCATGGTCTGTGCAGGCTGCGCGTTTGGGCAGGAGCGCGAGTAGCGCATCGGGAATGCGGAACACGATGCCGCGGCCTCGATCCAGCCCGTGCCCGGCCAGGATTGTGCCATCCGGCAGCACCATCGGCGTTGTCGCCACGGCCGTTACTACGGGCAGCTCGCCATCGGAGCGCATGAGATAGTGCCGCACGAAGCCGGAGCCGAGATGCACGGGGCGGCCGGTCGCATCGACATACTCGATGTGCCGCTCGATCAGCTCAGCCAGGCCAGCTTCGTCAAGTCGCGTCAAAAGCGGCTGTTCGGGCGCCGGCAGCCGCGTTTCATCGTGATCGTTCGGGCTGTCCGCGGTCAACGTGTGCAAGCTCAGGGCGCGCCGTTCATGCACCGCGGTCATCGCCCCTTCAACGTCGCGCGTCGGCGGTTCGGGTGCCGTTGATTTGCCGAGCACCTGATTGAGTGCCGCCATCTGCGGCAGCCATGGCCATGGCCTGCAAGTGCTCGGCGAGGGACATTGGCCGCTCAGGCGCGCCCTTCAGGCCGAGTACGCGCAGCGCGCGAGTGTAGCTATTCGACCATGCCAGATAGACCCGCGAAT